CTGTAGCAGCTGCATATCCTGGAATAGATTCTAAGATTGTAGCAACAGTTGGAGATGTTACGATGAAGTTAGCACCACCTCTAAGAGTTTTTTGGTGAATCTTGTTAGATACTTTTTGGATTTTAGTTCCTAATGTTTGGAACCATTGTCCTTGAGTATTGTAAAAGTCTGAAGTAGAAGTAGTAAATGCACTTCCGTCCCATACTTTGTTGTTCTCAGCTGACCACTTTTCAGTTGTTCTAGCTCCTAAGATCAACATATCAAGAATCTCTAGATCGATTTCCATTGAAATGTACTCACTAAGTAGTGAAGTCAATTCAGCTTCTGCATCGCGTGAGTGATATGCGTTAAGGTCTTGAGCAAATTCTTGTTTCCATTGAGCTTTCAATTTACGAGTCTTAGCAACTACTGCTTCAGATTGTAATTGAACATCAATTTCTGGGATACTGATAGAAGTATCAACTGCGGCAGCAGAATCTGCTTCGAAGTCTCCTCTTGTGTTATCAGATGGCTGTAAGCTATACTGTACTGAAGCAGCTAATTGGCCGTTTACTGGTACAGTAATTGCAGATGATAATACAACGAATGTTACGTTGTTTCCACTTACAGAAGTAAGTTCTGGATATGCAGTTAAGTCAGTAGATCCAGATAATAGTCTGAATGAACGAACTGCTTCTTTATCAAAAGATACAGAAGACATATCTACTACATAAGTTTCAAAGTTAGATGGTAATTTAGCTTCGTCATAAGCAATAGATGCAGATGTTGCAGATCCAGTTACTTGTGCAGATACAGCTAATGTTTTTTGGTTAACAGAGTATCCAAATTTACCAGCTCCGTAAAGACCGCCAGAAGCGTCTGTATCAGCTGCCATTTTAGTTCCACCTTCAGTTACGTTACCGTACATGTTATCACCGTCAGCACGTCCACCTGTAGCAGTACCATACTTAAAGTCTAAGTAAAATACTAGCCCAGAAGGCAAGTTCATTGGTTGTACAGATACGAAGTCTTGAGCTACGATTTGTGCGAATACTTTACGCACTAATGGAAGAGCAACTCCAGCCCACTGTTCTCCTGCGCCGGCTGTAAAGCCTGTAGAAGTTCCAGATGCACCAGTGTTGTTAGCTTCAGCAACAATTTGCTTTGCTTGGTTTTCCAAAATCATAGCCATGTTAGTAGCTTCTTTTTCTCCTAGTCCTTCTAGAAGTCCGGAAGCATTCCATTTTGAAGCTAGTCTACCGGCATCAGCTTGTAAGCTTTTGAATCAGTTAGCGTTTTATGATAGGTTGTTTAATTCCATGGTTAAAGTTTTTTTTATTAATTTATTAAATAATTCCAGCTAATTTTTGCATTCTACGAACAGCATCAGATACCTCTGCGATTACTTCTGGTTTACTAGCTGTAGTTCCAGTTGCTTTACTTGCAGATCCTTTGTGTTCTTTTATGCTTTCTTTTTTAGATACTTTTCTAGTTGTACCTACATTATCACTTACAGTTTCGAAAACTAATTTTACTTCCTTAACTGTCTCTGCCTTATCAAAAGCAGCGATAACATTTACTTTTTGTGATTCTGTTAAGTTTTGGGACTTAAAGATTTTGTTAACATATAATAATTTAGAATTAAGTATGTTTACTTCATTAAGTTCTTTCTTAAGAGTTTCAATAGTTGCTATAGCCTTAGATAGATCTGATTTAACTTCTTCAAGATCTGATGTATCTTCTTTGAGATCTGCTACTCTATTTACATTGTAGCCTTTCCCTTCAGATTCTGCATTTACTTGAACTGATGTATCTTCGTCTATCTCGTCTTCCTTTGCAGGAGCTTCGGAAATAGCTTCTAGTTCAGCAAGTAGTTCATCTAAGTCAATTTCTTCAGCATCATCTGCTGGCTCTTCAAGAGGAGCTTCATCTCCCATTCCTTCGATGTCACCAGCGTCCATATCATCTACAGTCTCTTCGCCTTCGTGGCCAATCTCCTGAGCAATAATGTCTCTGATCATATCTTTGAACTGGTCAACTGATAAATCGGTTAAATCTTCACTTTCTTCGGTTGCTTCAGCATCGTCAGCAGGTTCTTCTGCATCAATCTCTACTTCGTCTTCCTCAGTTTCTTCAGCATCGTCTTCTGCTTCTTCAACTGCTGTAAAGTCTTCCTCTACTGCTTCGTCTTTGTCGTCTTTGTGGTGAGCTTCTTCAACCTCTTCTTCGACTTCGTTTACTACTTCTTCTACATCTTCAGACTTATCGTCCATTTCTTGTAGTTTAGCAGCTAACATGTCTTTTAAATGAGGGGTTAAAGTTTCTTCCAAAGCTTCCTTAGCGTTAGCAATAGCGGCTTCTCTTACAGACTTAGCTTCAGCAATAGCTTGCTTGAATAAATCTTTGTTTGCCATTTTAAAAAAATTTGTGTGGGTTCGTACGATTATTTAGAATCGTAATATGAATTAGTTTTTTTTCGATACAGTATAGATCACTGTATATTCTTATATAAATATATACGTTTTACAGAAAACTACTAAACTAAGAAAAACTATCTGCTAAATCACCTAATTCTGATGCAAGAGTGTTGAGCTCTCCATTTATTTCTTCACTATGATCTCCTAAATGTTCTGCATGTTTGTAATGCTGTATTTTTTTAGTCAATCCTAAAATGTTAAAGCCTGCGAGAGAAAATCCGCTTATACCGGCTTGTTGAGCGGCTCCTACTATAGATGTTTTTATAGATGCTGCCATTGTAGCTTTGAAAAAAGGTGCTGCGAATGCTAGTAGTTTAATGGTAGCTATACCTATTAATATAAGCATTAACCCTTTGTAAATTTTAGTAGCCACACCCATTGCAGCTTCCACTTGTTCTTTAGAGGGCTTTTTAAACTTTAAGAATTTAGCTATGCCTCCTGCTTCTTTACCTGCTTTTTTTGCAGCAAGTAGCCAAGCTATTCCTTTAGGTCCTAAAGCCGAGGCTAATTTTTTAGTAAAGGCTACAAATTTATTAGGCCAAGATTTTTCATCTTTACCTAATGAAGGAAAGAACTTATCTGTAAACTGTTTTACTTTTTTAGCTAAATATTTACCGAAGTCTGTACTAGTGAGAAAGTCTTTAATACCGCCAAAAAAACTAATCATAGCATCAACGACTGGGAATCCGGTTTCTATAGCTTCTTTTAAATCTTTATCTTTATTAAATTCTTCTTTAAGAAAGGAATAGAAAGCAACATTAGCTGTTATTTCAGCTAAAAGCTCTTGGTTATTATTCGTAGATTCTAATTTTAGATTTTCATAACTCTCTAGTACCATAACAGATACTTTACGTACCTCTTCTTTTGAAAGAGAAAGGTTAATATTATTATTCTCTAAAATTAAAGTTGAAAGTTTCATTAAGCTCTAAGTATATCGTTAAGTATTGAATCAACATTACTGTACTTAGAAGTTTTAATTTTACCTTCCTGTAGTGCGATAGGGTTCATAAATGCTCCATGAGTAGAGGGATTAGATACAAAGTCCCAGCATACTAAATCAAAATCATCTTGTACTTCTAAAGTACCTTCATTTGTTTGATTAACTGATCCTGTACCTCTAGAAGAGATACCAATCGTATGTCCCGCTTTAACTATCTCCTTTACTATATTGCCTGCAGGAGTGTTTAAAAGTTCGATCTTACCCATCAGATCATTTCCTTTCCAGTATAAATCCTTAACTACATGTGAAGCGTTCTTTAAAGATACTACAGGAGATTCAGGATGATCAAGTTCTCCAAAGGCATTACCTCTGTTGACAAACTCTTCCATATACTTTTTAGCTTCTCTTACTAATATTTCTTTTGAGTAAACTCTACCGTTCTGATTTTCAGCTTTTGCTCTTTGCATAACTCCTTCTACTTCAAATACTCCAGGTCTTGTTTTAGACTCTCTAAGTACTGATTTAAACGGTGTTACATCTACTAGTAATTGTGCCATGTTACTGTTTTTTCTTTTTAGATTCGTGTACTGGGGTAAATACTGTTTGTTTAGGCTCTTCTGGTCCTTCTTCTATGTCACTCATTGGATAGTTTGCTTTTGACACTGTTTTTACTTTAGGTTGATTTAAACCTTTAGTAAATCCTTGGCTTATGGCAGGTTTAAGGTCTTTCATAAATGCCTGTTCAATTGCAGGGGCTAAAAATCCACCTACCTTTAAACCTTCTTCATTTCTAATCTCCCCTAATGTATCGTATATTTTTTGTATTTTCTGTCTAGTCTTATCAAAATATTGTTCTATATCTGTTACTATATTTTCTAGTCCATTTATAGATGCTTTCATTCCATCAAATCCTTCATAATCGTCTCCTAACTTAGATAGTTGAGCTGTTGCTGCTTCCGCAATTACTTGCTCTTCTAGTACTTTACTTATAATAGCTTTTAGGTTTTCTTTAACGATTTCATTTTTACCCATTGCTTTTTTGATAGCTTTGTCTTTAGAAGCCATATAATCATCTCCATCGATGTCTCCATCTCCGTCGTGATCTTTTCCTTTCTTTTCAGATATTCCTTTTAGCTTGATATTGAATGCTTTTACTATAAGGTTAGTAATATTTCTATCAAAAGCATCATCATCAGTAGCTCTCATACCAGCTACAAGATCTTTAGCTTCTTCTCTACTAACAGGATCTCTATCTCTTTCGTATCTTTCAATCACTTTTAGAGCATCTTCAACAGTTTTCGGATATCCTACTACTTGTATGGTATCACTAAATGCCTCAAGACTATCTTCTTCATTTACTTTCAATTCAGATACTCCAGATTTTTCTTGTGTTATAGCATATGTATAATCTCCATCTAGATAGTATGATAATTTATATTCATGTCCTTCAGGCATATGTTCTTCTAATACTGAATAGTTTTCAAATTCATATCCATGTCTATCTGAAGGAACTTCTTCACCGTCGTCAGTATAGTTTTTTCGGACTTCCTGTCTTTCAGCTTCTAATTTTTTGATTGCAGCTTCAGCACTCATTACATCTGTATCTTCACCAGAATACTGTGCATGACCATAATGATACATTACCGCTACAGGTTTACTCATATCTACTCTTGCTTTCTTAAATGCTGTAGCAACATCAAAATCTTCACCATTACCAAATTCAGGTAAATGAGTGTTAGGAGAAGGTGGAAAATCTTCTTTTACAAAGTCATCTGCATCTTTACCATCTTTTCTCATCTTATCGATCATGTCTTGAGTATCATCATCGTTTTTATAAGCTGCAGTAGTATCTAATGGTTCTGCTTCTTCTAAAGAATTAGTATTAGCATTATAATACTCTTCAAATTCATCTTCTATATCTGCTCCTGCATCTAAGTCTGAGCCGTGCATTTTAAAGAAGTCTTTTAACATTTGACCGAATCCGGGATCTTTACCGTATTTGTTATATAGGTTAACTACACCTTCTTTCATAGTAGTCTTAATAGATGTAGAGGGGGCTTCTAATTTTAATTCCATAGTTGGTATTGCTTCCTGAATTTTTCTATCTGCTCTGGAGACATATCCTTCTTCTCTTTCTCTGATTGGAAAGACTCCTTCAAATATTTCTCCTAGTGTTTGTTTTATTGCTTTTCTGAATTCTTTTAGGTGAGTTAATGCTTCTTCTCTTGCTCCTTCTTCTTTAGCATCTATTACGTAAGATAGGTGTTCTCCTTCTCTGTGGTAATTTACATCTTCGAATGAATCAAAGATTGCTTGCATTGTTTCTACTGGGGTGTTTAGTCTAATTTTAAGACCTGCTTTTAACATTCCTTCATAGTCGAAGTCCGTATTAAACATATCTCCCGGCTTATACTCAGTAGGAATATCAGAAGTATCACTTCCTGGTGTGTAGTTTTTTATTGTATCCATCTCAGCATCAGACATTTTTTCGTCTACTGAATCTAGATAATTATAGAAGTTTTCTCTTTCATCATCTGTCATTTCATCATTTGACTTTGGAGTACCGTCTGCATGTGCTGGGTGACCTTCTTTTAATGTTGCTTTTTTAAGTCCATTAAACGTATCTACATCTCCTGCTCCTCTTTTAGTCTCTGCTTCTTTATCGTGTTTATCTACTTTAGAAGATTGTCCTGCAATTAGATGATAATAATGCAAGGGATCTTTCTTAAGGTTTTCAATAGCTTTTTTCTTAGCTTTTGCTTGATCCTCTCCAGAAACGCTTTGGTGAGACATAAGTCCTGCTGCTTCCAGTTCAATGTCTATTGCTCTTCTTAGAGAATCATCAGAGTATTTAAATGAATCGTCCACCTCTTCTTTTGCCTCAAACAGCAAACTTCTATTTTTTAGAATCTGTACTGTAGAGTTATAGTCACTTACGGGACTAACGTACATAGGGTAGGATTGTCTCATTTGTCTAACAAATTCAGACTTCGCTAGCGATCCTTCTTGGACGGCTTTATATTTTTCTGTTACTGTTATTGTTCTCATTCTGTAAATAATCTACTAATTTAGTATTAGAAGGCCTTTTCGGCCTTTTTATTTGTTTGTACCCTTGTCTTTTTAATGCTTTGGTAGCCTTTTTATCTTTACCAAAAGCATAAGGAGTGGTGAATCCTTGTACATTACCTGAAACGTTTGCCTCATCTAATTCCTTAAGTACTTCTCTTACTAAAGAAACAAGGGTAGACCTTTTCATTATAAACTTTTTAATTCATTTACTAAGTCGTAATACATCATTAAGTTCACTAAGTGGTTATCTCCTACTTTATCCTTTTTGGTTAAAGGTACTATAGTCTTAGAAACCTCTAATAGTTTAATTTTAACTACTTCGTCTTTTACTTTACCTGTCAAGCTTTTAACTAGCTTCTGTATATTACTTAATTCTTCGTTTACCAAAGAGCGTAATTTTTGGCTAGAGTTAACTGATGTAATAAATTGTCTAAGTACGTTCTTCTGTTCAGGAAGTAAATCTTTATATTTATTATTAAATTTCTCAAGTAAAAACTTAAAGGTTAGTAACTTCAAATCCTTATCGTATTTAGAATACTCTTCTATTAGAGTGTCTTTAACTTCGTTAGGGTCTTGTTTATTAGCAGTTAAATGTTCTAATATAGAAGATTTAAAATTAACTAAGTGCCCTGGGTCTATTAAGCTATCACTGTTCTGTGCTTCAAGTAGACAGTACAGGGATGCTATAGCTTTATAATTACTAACTTGAATTCCAAAAAATTCATTAATATCATAATTCTCTCGAATATCAGAAATTAGATCATACTTAGCTTTCTTAAGTAATTTTCTATCTAATTTTCTAGATACTTCTGTAATAGTAGAAATAATGAGTTCTGCTTTATTTTGGTTAATATTGTTATTTTTTAATATGTACTCATACAGTTTAAATTCCTTCACTAAGGTAGTTTTACCGGAAAAGAATTTTTTAAGTATGCTCACAGCTGGGGATGTCTCTCTAGACAAAGTATCTGAGGCGATCTGCTTGACTAATAATTCGTATATTAGCCCAGTGTTCCTATATTTTGAATGTTTAATTTTCATTTAGATATATTACTAATAATAAATATGGGTTAATTACCTAAATCTTTAATGTTGTCTTCATTAAGTAGTTCAGTAGTGTCTTTCTTATCTTCACTGAATACTATTTGTTTCAAAGATTCTTTGTTTTTATGGTAAACTGACTGGGTAAGTAATGATTCGTTTACAGTTTCATTGTCAGAGGGGAATCCTCCGTGCATTCCATCTACCCCTAATGGGTCTCTACCTCCTAGTGCATCGTTGGTCCCGTAGACAGAAGCTTTTTCTTTAGGTCTTCCTCCATCAGGTCCAGGTTCTCCGTATCCTTTAGGTACATTATTATTAGACTTTTCAGTAGCAGTTGCTCTTCTACCGTACATAGACGCTAAGTCATGAGGTGTTCCGTAAGATCTTCCTGATTTTGCAGGATCGTTTCCTTCTGCTTCTACTTGAGCTATTCTAAATGCTCTTTTTGCATCTTCTCTTACTAGCTCTCTCTCATCATTATATTGATCTTCTGATAGACTAAATATTTGTTCGTAAATATAGTCTGTAGAGAACATTTTAGAGTCTTTCATTTGAGCTGCAAGATCTATCTTCTCCTTAAGTAGTGCTACTTTTTCTTGTTCATATATTACAGAAGGAGTAGTAAGTTTAACTTCAAAGTTAGTTAAAGATTCTCCTTCGAATCCTTGAGTATATAAATGAACTAAAGCTATCTTAGTAAGTTCTGATTCTAGTATCTTTTGTATTCTTTCAACTGTACGTGCAAATCTAATATCTTCTGCTGCTAAAGTAGCTTTACCTGAAAGATCTCCTTCATATCCGAAGTAAGCTTTTGGTATCTTGAGAGCAGCAAATAACTTATCTCTTAAGTAGTTAATATCATTAGTGCCGTCATACTCTAATCCTTTAGTAGTTTCTATTCTTGTCGTAGCATCTCCCCCTCTTACTGGTAGGTAGAAGTCCTCCATCATATTCTGCATGTTAAACTTCAAGTTATATTGACCTGTTTGTTCGTCAACATAAGGAGTTTTCTTCATTGTATTGATAGTCTTCTGCATGAATTGCTCTACCTCATTAGGAGGTATACTACCAACATTTACATAGAACATTCTCTTTTCAGGTGCTCTCATTATACGGTGAATTAACATCGCATCTTCCATTAAGTTCAATTGCTTATAAACTTTTCTGGCTGGTTCTAAATAAGAGCGTCCGTAGGGTAGGTAATGAGTATCGGATATTAATCTAAAATGAGCTACTTCGTAATTATCTAATGTAATAACGTTTTGTTCTTTTCTACCATTAATTCTATTAGGATCTTGATGAGAAGCTAATCCATCAGGGTCAATAACAAATTCTACTTTGTTAGGGTTTTCTTGGTCATGCCCTTCGTGTCTAGAGACATTATATACTGTATATGGTAGGACATTGTATACGCCGAACTTCTCTGCTACTTCTAGCTTTAAGAAAAAGTCTCCGTACTTACACATATTACGTGCCCAAGACCATAAGTTAAATTCTATATTTAATACATCGTAAAAGAGG